GTATTGCCTTGCACATCAGTAATTGTAAAAGGCCCTGCTCCTGCTTCGTACGGAAATCCGCCTTCTCCGGCAAAAACAAACTGACCGCTTTCACTAGCGTAGTCGCCGCCAACTACGGGATATTGCATTTCGTGAAGGTACTGCGCTGACTCAATAGACTCGTATGTAGAGCCGCCAGTTGTGTAGGAAAGAGGCTTTCCGTTTTTATAAATGCGTAGTTGTCGTTCAGTAAATTCTAGTATGTACGATTCTGTTTCTGAAAACTTGAAAGGAATCAGCCGCGCGCGGTTAGGCGCAGCGTCTGATTCCACTCCCGCTGTTAAGCCAACAAACTCAGTGCCAGGGCGAGGAATTAAATCGCCTTTATTAGTACAAAGTACATTTAAACTATCTCCTAAAGAAATAGAATAATTAGAAATATCAGTACGGACGTGAAGTTCGGGGCTAAGTTCGCCTCCAGCAAAACTTTTTTGCGTGATATTGACTTGAGTCACGGAGAACGCCTCATTTCATTTGCCCACGTCGAATGGAAATCAATGACAGGAGAATTTTCCTGAGCGTCAATAGACTTTGCTTGAGATAGAGAAAGGATAAACTCTTCGTTTAATTCTCTAGTAACAGAAGCAGTTTTAAGCAAAACTTCAGAAAGCTTCATTGCAACTTTTATAGAAAGACATTCTGCAAAGCTTCTGTCTAAATCAAAATTTCCCATTGTAACATCTTCAATAAATTCAATATTGACCATTTCTGAGACGTTGCAAAGCAAAATTTTATCAATAGCAGTGTCAGAAGAACTGTCCCTTCGCTGCAACCTATATTCGTCTCCTTCAGGTATCTCTCTAACATTTAAAAGTCTAATAACTCGTCTTGGAACATTGTATTCGTAATCAAACTGAGACTTCTCAAACGTGTTCACTGTTCCAGTGTTATACCGATTGTCAGAAGTCCAAGTGATTGCGCTTTCGCCAGTTGTACTTTCAGAATTTCCAGTAGAAGCAATTCCGTTAGAAGGAAGCGTTCCATTACTTTGAAGCTTTTTAAAAAGCGTAATATGGTTAGTTGTATTTATTCTATTGCTTCCAGATCCATCATCATGGCCCCTAAATACGTAATATTTGTTGTTGTTTAAATTTGTATACAAAGCATTTTTTATTTCAATAACGTCATAATCGTAAAGATTATGATCGTATCCAGTTTGATTATCAGCGGGAGTCAGATCAACAACAACAGGATCTGCGTGGCTAATTTCTTTAATTGTTATCGAGCCTGGATTAGTTGCAATTGGGTTAATCAAAGTCATCCGGCTAGTCGCAAAATTCCAAGGGTGACTTCGCAGTAACTCTTTTTTCCACTCGTCAAAATGAGTGTTTAAGAGAGCCGTACTGTTCTTGGTGTCTCCATTAGAAATAGCAGAGGCAAAAGTCATAGGGTTATCACTGGCAGCAGTGATTGTTTGTAGCCCCAATCGGATTAAAGCCCTGTTTGCAACATCGACTTCTGATTGTGCTTGTCCCACGGTTTGCCTCGCGTAAGCGGCACACGGAGGCGGCTTGAGCCGCCCCCGTGCGCGCTTGCATTAATTAATCACCAGAGGTGTAAACAATCGAAAGTTTCATGTTGCCGGAATTATCAAAAGCATGATCGCTGGTCGTTCCACAAACGTAGAACTGACCACCGGGATCTTCCGTAACTCCAGCCTTTAAGGTCCAAAGCTCTGCGTGACGAGAAGCAGCAACAAGAACACCATCGGCTGCACGAGAAACTGCACTAGCAGTTGCTTGAGCAGCAGCTAAGCAATCCACATCATAAACAGCACCAAGCTCTCCAGCAGGACCAACTTCGTAAAGGCCAATCGTCGTAGCGTGACTGGTAGCTCCAACGTTATCGGACTCGAAGAAAAGATCGTGAATTGCGTCAGTCGATTTCATTAAACCAAAAACGAGAACCGCCTGATTATTTCCAGATGCAGGCGTCGTAAGGTTCATAACCTTCTGGCGCAGCCTTCCGCCCGAAGTGTTCGGGCCAGATTTAGTCTGGAAATCCGTAGTGGTAACTCCACCACTAACCTGAGTTGCAAAATGATCACCGTAAAAAGCCATTTTTTATTCTCCTCTAGCACGTCCCCGCACTAGAAATAGCGAACATTGCTACCAGCACGACTCCGCGCTGGTTGTTTTGCTCGTTAAAGCTTAATCACCATAACTGTATTCAAACATAAACCTACAAGTGAAAGCGTAATTTACATCGGCATTAAAATTTGTAGCGCAGATATAAAGATCACCACCAGGATCGCTGCTGTAACCAGCATATTCCCAGACTTCTTTGGACCCATTTAGATTAATATGTCCTTGTATTCCATTGCCTGAACCCATGACAACGGCGTCTGCAGAATTGACTCTACAAAGACTGTACTGATCCCCAACCAAATCACCGATAGTTCCATTCGTATTTACCTTGTATACGCCAGTGTCCCACCTCAAATCTCCATCAGAAGGATCTACTCCAGAGCTTCCCATATGGTATTTCCAAAGGCGATCATTGGACTTAAATCTTGCAAGAGCAAAAACGTTTGGTCCCTCTGAAATATCGTCAGTAGGTACATAGCACTCTCCGTATTTTACACGGATAACAGCGCCATCTACTGACGGCGCATTCATCTTCTGCATATTAGGCGTTAAATTGCCTACTCCATCCTGAGCGCCATCGGTCAAAAGAGTTGAATACTGATAAACAACAGCCATGTTTCATTTCTCCTCTAACACGTCCCCGCGCTAGGAAAAACAAAGTAGAGTCCCCGGCACAAATGCACCGGGGACTCTACTCATTTATTGTTTACGAAAGCACCGGATTGTCATCACCGACGTAAATCACCGTAACCTTTGCCTCTTCCATGCGCGTAGCGCCGTAAGAAGCAGAGTAGTAAATCTGCGTCGAGTAGCTCTTGTCCGCACGCTCAGTGATTCGAGCGTTAGAACCAGACTCGCCTACGCCCGTCGAAAGAAGTAATCCACTCTTCTTGTAGACGGGAATAATGCGAATGTCACCCGAGCCAGTCGCGCCAGCAGTGCCGCTTTGCATCGGAAGAATGCTGCTTGCAACCTGCACGAACTTGAAGCCCATGAAGGTATCAATCTGACCCGCAGCAAGAGCGCGAACCGTGTTGTAGTCAGCCGACGAGATCTTGCTATCAGCAAGAAGCTGAGCAATCTGATAAGCCGAGCAAACAACCGTAGCCTCTTCGTCCGAATCATCCTCAAGGTTAAGGATAGTTCGGGCTTGAAGCAGGTTTTCAATCGTAAGCTCAGCGTGAGACGTGTTGCCGTTTACGGCAGTGATGTCGCTGATCGTCGTCGAACCAGAACCCGTTTCGCCCGTCGTTGCCGTGCCGGTGACCGCAGCAAGGATAAGCTCATCCTTTTTGCGACCCATTGCCATAGCGGCATTCATCGAGTAAGCGTTGCCCGGATCGTTGAGCAGTCGAAGCCGATCCTGGCGATCAATAAGATCTGCCCACTCGTAATCGTTTAACGTCACATTCCGTCTGGAATGCGGCGTGTTAACGATCGGCGTGTCACCATGACGGCTCGTCCGCTGAACAACAGCAGTTGCGCCAATCTGGTCGTAATGGTCCTGCTTCGAGTTTTGCATCTCGTTGCGAACCGTGTTCTGAAGTTTGGAGCCTTTTTGCTGGGTGAGAATATCAATACCCTGCTTGAACCCCTGAATAAAGGAAGTCGTAATTTGGGTAGACATAGCCACCTCCATTGACTTTAGGGTTTAACAGGATGGGGCTACCCGAAATCGGACCCTTTCCCTACAGAATTTACGCCTCTGCGACGAAGCACTTTGCTCAAGCACTGGACCTTTCGGCTACCCAGAACGCAGAACTACTCCTGCGGATAAGCAAAAGATAACAATCTTTCTCTTTCTTTGACCAGCTCTTGTTTGGCTGGGTGGAAATCTTGACTAAATAGTATTGCAGATTTTTCAGGATCGGCCATAAGCTGCGATAGCTTTGACTGAGCTTCATCTGGAGACATTGCCGAAGGATTGACGTTTGTACCTTCAAGAAGGCCCTTCTCTTGCAAAATCTCGCCTATAGAAGCCATAACTTTAATGAAATTCGGATTGTTTCCTAAAGAAGTGCCATCAGACAATTCAATATTAGCAACCGACTCAGCCTTCCCTTTAGTCAAAGTAGAAAGCGCGGAAGCACCCATGTCTGTTTTGGCTTCGTAAGCGCGACCCCATTCTTTTTTAAGACTATTTAAATTCTCATTTGTAGTTTGCTCAATTTCTTGAGAGTTATTTTCAATAACGTCTTTATACCAAGATTCGTAACCCTGCATAATTTCATTGTATTGATCAACGCTCAAATTTGAGTTGTGGGCAACTTTAGCAATATGAGAAGGCAAATCGTTTTCTTCTGGAGTTGTATCACCAAAATAACCAGACGTATCAGAAGGAATATTCATTTCCGTTCTGTACTTGTCCCAGATTTCCTGGCTATCCCCTTCCTTGGGAACCACCAGACCCTTGCGGCCCAAAAGAGATTGTAAGTTCACATGCTCGCGAGCTAAATCATTTACATTGTCGAATTTCGCAATGTTAGGATCACTTGCAAACTGAGAATCAACGCCATCAAGAAAGCTAGGCGAAGTTTCAACCGCCGTGTCTTGAGCTTGCGTTTCTGTCTCTTGAACTTCATCACTCATTTATTAAATGCCTTTCTTGGTGAGATTTGATCATTTCAATTGCATGACCAGATCCCAAGAGGTTTAGAATGCGCGCGACCACTCGACGTTGCCCGCAATTGTAGGAAGTAATACAAGGATCACCGGCAACAAACGGGTCACCGTAATAGCCTACAAAACTCAAAAGATCATCTAGTACCTTTCTGCCATTGGGCGTATCAAAAAGAGCGTGATACAAAGAAGCTTTTTCCTTGTCTATCGACTGAACGTCCAATTAAAACCCGCCTCTAATTTCGTTAAGAATTGAAGCTGCTTCGGCAGGCTCTTCGGGTTGAGCAATGCCAGCTTGAGCCATTTGCATTTGTTGTTCTTGCTCTGCTTGGGCTTGCTGTTGTTCTTGACGCATTTCACGCATTTCCTGAATTTCTTTGCGTGTTCTTAAAATACTCGGATCAGCAGCAAAATCATTATGAATTGTTCGTGCAATCTTGTCAGCATTGTAATTGTCGAGCATTTCAGGATAAACCTGAGACAAAGCGATGATTCTTTCTAAAGCTCTCATTGTGCTTTCAGCTTCTTGAATCTGGTTAGCTCGTTGAGCAGGCGAGATGTAAACAATCTTAATGCCTTTCTCTATTAAAGATTCGGGCATCGGCGGAATTAATCTGTTCCGCATTGCAAGACCAAGCGTCCGTTCAACCATTGGCTGAATAAGCTCAACCTTGATTCTTTGGAATACCGGAGAAATCCACTGCTGCGCTCTATTGGTTAACTCTTGAACATGGAAAGCAGTCAGCTCTTTGCTGTCAGTAATTTGAAGAATGTCATGGTGATACGCTTTGCGAATCGACATTTGCAGTCGCTCAATTTCAGCGTTTGCCACGCTGAAATTGGCTCCTGAATCAAGAGGTCGAATTGGCTCTTGAGAGCCAGGCGAATAAGAGTTCACAAAGTTAATAGCGCCCGGAGTAGTTCGCGGACCTTGGATAACCCCATCGTCTGCAACAAGAAGCGGGGGATCAACTGCTTTTTGCGCTTGCTTAATCCAAGTCTTTACAACTTGATTGAGGGTTCTTGCGAAAGGATCAGCAATAACGCCGGGGCCTCTACCGTAGACTTGACCGGGGTCAGTACGCCAACGAGCAACATGAATAGGCATTTCAAGATATTCATCAGTACGAATAAATTCGTCTTTGCCATCTTCAAGTAAATGATAAGAAATGACTACGTTGTTTTTATCAGGATGATCAGAGAATGTATTAAGCCAATACATCTCTTCCATGCCTTTGCCTGCTTTGTTTGCTTTCTTAACAATGTCAGGCGTTTTGTCTCCGTAGATCTTTTCAGCGTCTGAGTTTTTTAAGCAAAACCGACGAAAGACTTTGTTGATGTTTCCACCAGGATCTTGGTCAATATAAATTTCATTGATAGGTCGAGAATTAAAAAATATTGATCCTTTAAACGGGTCGTAACCCGTATGCATGGCACAGTATCCATATCCGGTTAAATCACCAAGCGATTCATTAATTTGCGTTGGGAATCTAGATGCGTTCGATCTAAAAATGCTTTGAAGAGTGTTTCTTGCAATATCTAAATAAAGAATTTCTTCGTCGTTTAAATCGACTTCCATTAAAGTATCTAAGTAAACCCAATTTGTTTCAGTGTTAATTAGTATTGCTTGTATTGCATTAGTAAGCATGAACCAAGAGTCCATTGCAGTACCATCATAAATCAAAGAGTCTTCAGGCGATTTGCTTTGTTTTTCTTTTTGAAAGTCAGTGCGAGCGAGCTGATAATCTGAAATAGATTGATAGCGCGATTCCCAAGGGATTCGCGCAGTCTTCATAGTCCCAAAAGTATTGCGGCAATCATTTGCGGTTTTAATCACTCTAGCCACCTGAAACTCTGGAACTATTTAAAGCTGTTCCTTGAGGAGCTGTTTGTTGAGATTGCCTGCCCGGGAGAAGTCCCACAAGCTGATTTGTAAATATCCCAGAACTCATACCGCGTCCCAGATTTCTAAACGCAGTTCTTTGCTGGCGACTGTAAGAACCAGTTCCGCCCGATCCTCTTGCAGATTGCAGCATTACGTTAAAAGGGCTTTTAGAAGAATAAGTAGATCTTAAACCAGCTAAAGCTCGTCTAATTCTTTCTTCTTGCTCTTCTTCTCTTTCTTCAATGTAACGCGGCTTGCTTGACGGCAAGTCCGGTTTACTAAACAAACCCATTGTTAGCCTCAGTGGTAAAGCGGGTTGTAATCAATGCCTGTTTCTGTAGGCATGATCTTCTTAGAAGAAGTATTGGCAAAACGCCTCATCATCCAAGCGTATCTAACCGATGATATAACATCATCGTAGATTTTCACAATTTTGCCTGCTTTTCTGTGGTACTGCCCAAGTTCATCAAGCAAAGCTTGGCAATGAGAAAAGATTTTAAACTTTCCAGTAATCATTGCTTCAAGCATTTCTTGGACGGGCGCTTCAGTGCCTATCCCGCCAGAAACGTTTGTTGCGTGTTCAGGCAGCATTCTTAGTCCGTGGTTTCGGTACAGCATTGCGATCTGCTCGCCTGAAGTTTGGTCATGCTTGTATCCATCATGCGGCCAAGCGACTGGATACTTTCCCCAACCGTTTATTGCTGCTGCATGGATCGCGATAACTTCTCTACGCTGCTTATAAGTGGCAGTAACATAAAAACAGTCAGAATCCCTATCCCAAGCACAAAGAGCACCAGCAGTAGGGTGGTCCCATCCAAAATCCATTCCAATAATGCGAGCCCAATGCGTCGGAATCTCAAAGGGATCGACCATAATTTCTGAATGAGGAACGGGGAAGATGAGCCCCTCGCCAAGCATAGGCTTGCCTTGGGTACGAGCTTCAACTTCATGGGGAGGGGTTTTAGCAATAATTTCGTCGATTTGTGCCTGTGTGTAATGTCCTGCATCGTGGATTGTCATCGTGACGAGGCTTTTGGCCTCGTCCACGGGTTCCGGGTAAAAAAGGCGAACCACATGCGTCATGCCCATCAGCGGCGTAGCCGTGATATAAGCGATTCCTTGGGTCGCGTTAGTACGGGTCACGCCCTCGGAGTAAACGTCCGCAGGCGGCTCCTCATCGAACCACACGACATGGACAGGAACGCCCTGCCATTTTTCCCGACCCTGATCATAGGTTTTGAACTTGAGGGTCGAGATGCCTCCGGTGGAGTGCCGGACAGAGATAATATCCGCCGCGTCACTGACGCCTTTAGCACGCTTCACTTCGACAATGGAGGAGGCTGGGAGGGAGCCGGTTCCCCATACTTCGGGGGCGTCTCCGAGCAGTACGCGCTGAGGGTTATCCCGAGTCGTCTCGGAGGAGTTCCCTGCTGCCCACGCGCGGATCGGGTGCTCGAATCTACGGCCTTGCCACCAATCGGGGTAGTTCCCGGTCAGGTGCATCGCCATTTCCATGCCGCCGGAGAGAGTCTTGCCTAGCTGGTTTCCTGCCATGAAGCACCGTTCACGGTTAGTGCTTCCGGTCTTGTGGAACTCCATCTGCTTCAAGTACGGCTGGTAATTCTCCAGTTTCCGGCGTGACATCTCGCGCAAAATCTGGGCCTTGCGCTGGAGATTCTTGTATTCCTCCGACTGATCCAAACTCTTCCTCCAACATCTTTACTTCTTGCCGAAGCTCTTCGATGGACTTGTTTGCCATCTCGTTCTTAGAGTCAGATTCCGAAAATAAGCCAAAGATCTTTGAAAGGCTATCTAAGTATCCTTTGTGTTCCTTGAACCTCAGTTGGTCACGGGCATTTCGGACGCCCCAAGCGTACTCGTCTAGGATGTTCTTCTCGGTCAGCAGGGAGCGGTTGATCACCATTTCCGCCCGCTGGGTGGCGAGGTGTCCGATCCTTACCCTTATGTCCTGCTTCTTGACGAGAGCCCCAGGCCGACTGCCGACAGCGCCACCTTCGGGGATTCCAAACGCAGCCCGGTAAGAATCCTGAAGACTCCGCCCCGTAGCAACGTGGACAGAGAAGATCTCGTGCCGCATGTTGTCTAAAGGGCGTCCCAGCTTCTCCTGATCCGTCAGGCACTCGTACTCTTCTAGGATCTCGTCTATCAAGAAGTTCACCTGTGGGCGTAATTGTACTTAAGCGCTGAACAAGAACACTACTACGTCTGCCCCGGTCCGCCGAAAGCGGACCCAGGCAGACTTGCATTACGTTAACTTTACGTTGCGTCCCTTAACATTTTAAGAGCTTTTAGAAGGCTTTGTCAACTAAAATTCGTTCAATTCCGAGTGACCTTATCTCGTTCAGAGAAAAGCACAGCCTTAGCCAAAAGGCATTGGGCAAAGAACTAGGTGTCAGTCGTATAACGATATGGCGTTGGGAAACGGGCAGATCCAGAATCCCATCAATCATGCCAGTTACTCTTCGTGGCTTACAGCATATTTTTCAATCTCGTAAATCTGCAAAACGTAGAGCTGATCGAATCAAAGCTACAAAGGACTTCGATAAAGAGCGCCAGCGTAAGAAAGCGCTAGATCAGTTGCCTGAACACATCAGATCGCACTTCGATTCTAATTGATAAAAATGATGCCAGACTGAGAATCGAGATTTTGTTACTTTAAAAAATTGCGAAGCGGGGGGCCACCCCCCTAGCAATTCCACCAGCGCGGCGAAGCCGCGACTTTACAGTGACAAACAGTGCCTTGCACTCCTCGTTAACGACGCAGCTCGTTGACCGCTACGGTGATCTAGCTGTTCCAGTGGCTCATGCCAACGCATACGCACGCACGTTGCTGTGCGTCACAACAGCTCTTTCTGTCCACGTTCGCCTTCGTCCACCATGTTGACTGTATTCGTAACATCTAGCTATAGCCTGACGTCCCCGCAGGGATTCACGCTAACTCATTGGCATTGCTTGGTTCCATAGCCTTGCTGTCCCATCACGGGACTGACTGCCTCTTCCGTTAGCTTGGGGTAACACATCTGCCGTAGGCGTTGTTGGGCGTCTCCGCGTAGGAACGCGGACCGCGCTCTCGTGAATCAAGCCTCGGAGGAATCGAGTCTTGACCCTTCGGGCTTCGATCGCTGACGCAGTACGCACCTTGTGGCAGCGTAACGCCGCTGCACCACTAAAAGCGATGCGAGGGCACATCGCGCCTCATTCATGCAATCCAGTTCACGTCCATGCCCTCTTCATCCATGAGGACATGGCTGGGCATGGACACCGCGAAAAATCTACGCCGAGGACTCACCCAGAGACAAACCTGGCGGGAAGCGGGGTTGATCGTTTGCCGTGCTGGATTTTTCTTTAGCTAACGACGGCACTTCCGAAGCTCTGGATCGCTCATCCGGTACTGCCTGACGCTCCTTGGCTCGCGGACTCGCCGTTCGCCAGACTCGGGAGGATATTACCACACACAACGGGATCACCAACGATAGCGCAGGTTGCCTTCCCCGCTGGGAGATTTGCACAGTTCAATCGAAGGCAAAGCCATGCGGGTAAGAGCAATTTTGTGGCCTCCGTGAAACTGTCCTCGCGACTGAGAAAATTGAGGACAATTTTCGCGCCCACTTTTGTCCACGAGGACGTGGACGGGCGCCCCAGGATAGGGTCAGATCGCTGCGAGAACTTTCCCTCCAGCCACAAAACCTCCGGCCCGCGCTACACGTGGGTTCCCGTCGTGCAGAGGGCAGGGCGGGCGCAAGAATAGGAGATGAGCATGATCGACGGATTGATTCAAATTTGGAAGCGCGAGCTTCATCAGGCGAATGCCGAGGTTGAGCGGTATTCCGACATGTTTTACGAAAGTGGTACCTACCTCGAAGGCGACTCCGAAAGCTACTGGGAGCTTCCATACGTCGAAGAGGCAGACGGACGCCTCATGGTCGCCGAAGAGACGTATGAGGCGCTCAAGAAACTTATTTAGTTATCCGGCACCCCCTGCCGCCGCCTCGCAAGCTCGGGGCGGCGCAGGGGACGCCAGCAAGGGAGGGAATGAGATGCAAGATTCGATTCGCAGTTCATGGCCTCGGGATGGCGAGCTTACGGAAGCTCATCATCAGAAGCCCCGACAGCCTAGCTACTCAGACTGGCTCTGTAGACGAGCAGATCAGCTAGGCGCCGCAAAGAAAGGAGTCCTTTCAGTCACGGAATTTGAGAGCTACTTGCTGCTCATTGCAGAACACCTCGCAGACGATTCCGCCTCCAAGCGTCATTCGCAGGGGATGTGCATCGTCTGGGGCTGTCCGAGCTTCGCAGCAGGCCCTCTCGCGCTCCGATGCGTCGAGCATCAGGCGAGTGAGTTGCTTGGACCCGACCAAGCCAGCGAGACGGACGCACTCGGGCCTTACGGGCTCGACGACGCGAGTAGCCAAGACCCATATCGGGACTGGCTCGATTTCGGGGATGATCCGATCATCGAGCATGAGAAGGTGCTTTGGAGGCAGACGCGGAAGTCCCGCATTGTCCGAAGCCACACGGTTGAACACGTCACGGAAGGTACCGTGACCGAAACTTGGGAGTCCGACTCCCACACGTTCTCGCGATAATCGCGAAGGAGATAAGATACGATGGCACGATTCACGGCTAAGATGGTAAACGACGTTACGCGCACCCCCGACTGCCTCATGGAAGGCACGTACAAGGCCCAGCTTGAGAGCATGGCAGTACGCCTTGCAGGAAAGGCGAACGAACGCCTCTATATCACGTATCGGGTACAACTCCCGAACGGCGAATTGGAGGCACAGGTTCGACGGGCCGAGGTTCCGCTCTCATGGAGTGCCATGACGAATCCGCAGGGTGCAGATCCGCGCCACATCGGGCTCTTCGCTGAGCTTCTGGACATCACCGGAGCGCAACCCGAGAAGACCGCAGCGGACGGACCGAGCGTCTTCGGCATCACGGGCGACGGAGAGGAGATCCACGTCGCGCTCGGGAAGTACGAGCCCAAGCCGAAGAAGCGGAGCTTCCTCGCCCACATCGGACGCAGCGAGGCGAACGACTTCCAGATGAAGACGGGCCGCTGCGATCGAGCGAACTACGTCAACACGCTGGACGAAGTGCAGCAGCCGTAGCCGTAGAGGGAGGGGAGTGGTACCCACATCGGGTGCCATTCCTCTCCCTTTTTTTGCGCGGGTGAAAGCACACTCAAGGATATGAGCGTTCTCTTAGATATTTCGCTTCGCGAGGACCGCGTATCGCCGCTGACGCACTCTTCGGACGAGCGTAACGCCGCTCGACCACTAAACACGGATGTAGGAACATCCTAACTCTGGGATCGGTACCCCTCCGCGCCCCTCGTCCCTCGGGGAGCGCTACGGGGCACCGATCAAAGCTTCTGCAAAAAAGAACCCAGAAGCCGTGATTCGAGACTTTCGAGAGAAACGAGGGGAAGTCTCAAATAAGAAGGATTCTTGAATGGCAGCAATCATTGGAAACATCGTTCTCTTACTAATAATCATTTCATTCTTGCGTAGTATTACTGGAACATCTCCATCTATTACACGCAAAACTAGGAAAGTCCTAAAATCAATCGACACATCACTTAGTGAGCAAGAAATACTTCAGGACAAAAAGAAAAACCCAACTCGATATCTAGATTTTTCAGATCATTTAATTCTTGCAGCTCTAATTGTTCATCCAGAAACAAAAAAAGCAAAATGTGATTTGTCAGTTTCTGAAAAACAAGCTCAAGAAATTCGCAGCAGGTTGCTTCAAGAAATCGTAAACAAGTAAATCAATTAGCAGGTATCAAATGGATAAGTTTAAGAAATATGTAAATGCTTTTGTCATGTTTCCTGCAATTTGTTTCATGACAGCAGTTGCTATCCAAGAAGTCAAAAAGACAAAAGCCGACTAGTAGAGGGTGATAACCTCTCCCCTTCCGCGCCCCTCGTTCCTCGGGGAGCGCTACAGGGGAGAGCTTAATTTTTTTACTTAAGTCTCAAATAGAAGGGAGAAGAATTGTTTGCGTAAAATTGATGAAATCGGAAAGATTGGATCAGAATTGATTCAAGAAGTCGAAGGACTTATGGAAGATGAAGTCCTTGACACAATTGCAAAAACCTTTTCTAAAGTAGAAAAGCTTAAGCCATTAACTGCTTTCTTTTTAGGAGCAACAATCGTGCAATTTCATGAAAACGAAGAAGTTTCAAATGAAATTGCAGACCAAGCATTCGTCGCAGCAGGTTTGCTCGACGATGAAGATCTAAAAATCCATTAGGAGATTACATGCACGCTGTAGAAAAGATGATGTTCACTGGTAAGAAGCCTTGGTGGTATGGCAACTCAGCACAGGGAAACGCAGTAGGCGTTGATTTGGGCGAAGGCGCAGTCACTTCCGCAGAAGCAATTGCTGCTGCTGGACTTGATTGGGAAGTCGCCAAGACGCCCGCTTATTACAAGGTTTCTGATGAGTATCAGGAAGCCGATAATGAAAAGTTCCTTATTCGGACAAGCGATAATTCTGTACTTGGTCGCTGTACTGATGCTTATGAACTCTTTCAGAATCGCGAAGCTTTTACTTTCCTTGATAACCTAGTCACTAATGGTGACTTGCTTTATCACACTGCTGGTTCTCTGGAGGAGGGGAGACGAGTCTGGATTCTTGCACAGACTCCAGACTCTTGGCAGATCAGTCGCAAGTCTGGCGCTAACAATACGCACCATGCATTTCTGCTTGTTGCTATTGGTCACGACGGCAAGTCTTCGATCAACATGATGCCTACTGACGTTCGCGCAGAGTGTGCAAACACGGTTGGCTTCGCAGAAGACATTGCCAAGCGAGAAAACCTCATGTTCCGCATTCCTCACAAGGGTGCTGTTCTTGAGAAGCTTGAGCTTGCAGCAACTGCAATTGATGTCATGCGTGGAGAAAGTGACGAGCGTCGTCGAATTCTTCAGGAGTTCGCTCAGAACAGCATGACTCAGGACGAGTTCATGGACTTTGCTCTTGAGGTCTTTTTGAACCTCGACGGGCCAAAGACCAAGATCAAGGAAGAAGTCAAGTTCTTTTACGAAAATGCACCTCAGCGCAGCAAGGTCATTATGACCAATAAGGTCGCAAAGGTCACTGACCTCTTCCACAGTGGTTACGGAAACGAAGGTAATTCCTCATACGACGCACTTCAGGCGTTTACGGAATACTTCGACCACTTCGACCTCAATCACGTTCGTGATCAGGTTGAGAAGGGTAAGCGAGCTGCCAAGGCCGTCCGTAATAGCTGGATGGGTGACGGTGCTGCCAAGAAGAGCCTTGCGTACAAGAAGCTCGCCAAGCGAGTTAAGGTTCTGTCGTAATACAGTTTGGGTAGGGGCACGGTGAAGACGAGTTCTCTCTCTCTTGTCAGAAGCCGTGTCCCTACCTTTTATTTTCACTAGGAGAAGATGATGCCTGTTATTAAGTTTACTGCTACTCAGATCGAGCGAATGCTTGTCACCAAGGCGCGAGAAGCCGCTGCTATCCTCGGAGTTGAAGACATGATTGACCCTGATAAGGGTTACACTGTCCATACTTCTTGGAAGCACATTGACAAGGACAGCAAGCTTTCTAATTCTTCCGAAGACTTCAACCCCTATCGCTCGTTCATTGAGGTTAAGATCGACGAGCGGTACTAGGAGCTTTCAATGAGTGACCGATGGACAGATAGACTTCAAAACTTCGTACAAAATGCAGAAGAATTCGGAGTCTATGAGCTTGTCCAAAAAGTAGGTAATCCTGCGTCTGCAAAATCTACAGTTTACCAACTAGCCAAGAAGTTCCCTGACTTTGTATGGAAACACGACGGCGAATTGGTAAAAGTATTCCTCCCTCAAGCTAAGTCTTTAAAAGACTTAGCTAGGGAGAAGTGGACAAAAGGAGCACAAGAGCACGGCAATAGCGATGCTTGGCCTCCCGACGTTAATGATTTTGTAGGTGAGCCCTACAAAGACTCATTAGAAGAGCTTGCTGACTTGTATAACTACACAGTCGTAGCTCAAAGAAAACGTACAATTGCAAATAATGAAGCTGAAGAAATACTTCAATCTATTCATGCTTTGTACAACCGCATTCGATATGCAAATGAGTATTTAGATGAGCAAGGTTTCCGACGAACAGATTAAGCTTGACCGATTGGTTTCCAATCTGAATCCGCGTGACATTCTTGATTTGATTGGAACTTTCATTTTTGAAATGAATAAGAATGTTGCCGATTTTGAAAGCGGCTTGAATAAGCTTATGGAAAAGCTTCACGCCGAAGAGGAAGATTCCGATTTGCCGATGTAGGTCCTTCTACGGTACTGAGCGGGGGCAGTTCCTCGATCGGAATAGATGCACTAGTGGCTACATCGGTAATGTCTACTCGTCCACTAAATCTATTCCACCCCCGCGCTTCCCTCACACTAGGAGAACTACTTTGGGTCTTGATCAATACTTGGTTGCTCAGAAAGAAAACGAAAACAACACTGAAACAGGAGATTTTTTCGGCAACCCATCCAGCAATGTAGTTGTTGAACAGCTCGGCGTATGGCGTAAGCACGCAAATCTCCAAGGTCTTATGCAAAACCTAGCAGTAGAAAAGGGAGTCGTTGATCGTGTAGACGACTTCAATTGCGTAGATCTTCCACTTACCAAGGAAGATCTAGCCCAAGTTACAGCCGCAATTTCTTTGAATTTGCTTCCTGCTACTACTGGGTTTTTCTTTGGTGCATCGTATGGAGACGACGCAGAGAAGCAACGTGATCTTTTAATCTTTGACGAAGCTATTTCATATGCAAATATGGGATGGAACATCGTCTATAGGTGCTGGTGGTAACATGCCTGGAAGCGGAAAAGCTAAGACAAAGAAGATGGCAAAAAAAGCGCGTCACAAGGCTAATGTGAAGCGCAAGCGTGATGCCAAGAAAGAAAAGAAAAATGGGGATGTAGCCCAACGGCAGAGGCAGGGGACTTAAAATCCCTCCAGTGTGGGTTCGACTCCCACCATCCCTACCACTGGCCTATAGCTCAACTGGTTAGAGCACACGTCTTATAAGCGTGCGGTTCCGGGTTCAAGTCCCGGTAGGCCAACCATACAGGTAGGGCAACTTTTTTATGTCCATTTCCGGTACTGAAGAACGAACACTGTGCCCATTTTGTATGGGCACAGGTTCGATCTCTGTTCGTGGTAAAATCATTCAGGATGCCCGAGAGCAATGCGGCCTCACGAGACAGCAGCTTGCGGATGCTATCGGCGTATCCCATGTCACGATCAGGAACGTCGAGCGTGGCATCACAAAGCCTCAGCGAACAACTCTTCAATACTTAATTGAAGAGTTTGCTGAACGTGGTGTCGCGCTCGACATACATTGACAAAAGTTCCGTAGACAGAAATAAGGCTGGGTGGTACTGGGGAGTTTTATCCAACCTTATGTCTACGGTTCAGAGAGGGAGGGGGTGTTCCTCTCCTTCTCACTGGACCCCTAGCTCAATTGGTAGAGCAACGGGCTTTTAACCCGTGGGTTCTCGGTTCGATTCCGAGGGGGTTCACCATTTACGCACTCGTAGCTCAGTTGGATAGAGCGGTTGCCTTCTAAGCAACGGGTCGCAGGTTCGAGTCCTGCCGAGTGCGCCACTGCTGGGTAGCTCAATTGGTAGAGCGACAGGCTTTGAACCTGTAGGTTGCGGGTTCGATCCCCGCCCCAGCATCCATTCCATAAGGAGAAAGAAATGAACGATTGGTTAGTTACTTGGACGACGAACGACGGTGGAATCATTCGTGAGTGGAAAGAAGAATGTCAGTACAACATGAATGTCGTCAATTTGCTTGAGAAGGAAATTCTTTCTCTAGAAGATATCGTTAGCGTTACTGTTGATTACATCGGAGATGATCGAAATGCCTAGAATTGGTGCCGATCTTAGCCTTGAGCCTTCCTTGTTTGAGGAAGACTACATCCACGACACCTCAGACGATTTCGATGAGGAAGCTGTCGAGCGATACACCGACATTCGTATCGAAAAGGCTATCGACAAAGAAGAAGACAAGTTTGAAGATGAGCTTCGTCATTGCGACGAGAGGTTCTAACTAATGCCGAGGAATGATAATGTTCTTGATCCTGATGAATTTAACGAAATATACCTTAAAGCTCTTGATGCCTCGGTCAACTTTGCCGGTAGCCCTTCTCAACGTAGGCATTACGCTAATGGCTTTGCTCAAGCAATTGAGCTTTATGGTCAATACTTTCGAGAAGAAAAAATCTCGCTCGATGAAGCAGAGCATCGTGTTGGTTTAATTCTCCAAGTCTTGCTAGACGGAGAAGCCACCAAGACGTTCGGGCACCGCAAGGGCTAGAACGGATCGGCTTGGCGTCCAATCTGATTGTAAGCGCGCTCCAACGCCTTCAGGGCGTTGGTGCCGCTTTCATCAGTAATGATGTTCTGGCTCATGCACAGTGCAATCGTATTGCCTGCTGCAGCTAACGCGGAGAGAGCGGAGGGAATCCCGTGGAATCCAATCCACGGGCCTCCCCCCGCTGCTCCGTAATAATTGACTGCCAGCTCAAAACACGCGATGCGTGCATTGCTGTAGTCAATTATCTCACCTTTTCCGTTACGGAGATGCTTCAAGGAACTTGTTGGCCTTGGCAATCATAGATTGCTCCATAGCGCCAAGTCTCTCGATGTTAAGGTGAGCGACCAAAGCTTTACCAATACGCATGTATTCAGCGTCAGCTTTTTCCTTGTCATCAAAACGGTCGTCCGCAATCTTTCTGCACTTAGTCAGAAATTCTTGCGACTCTTCCATTGTGATGTAGTTGGGGAGGTCGGCTTTCTTCTGCTTTGTGGTGACGCGCTTTTTAGTGGCTGCTTTCCCATCATCGTCTCCTTCGGTAAGGAGTCCGAATAATGCGAGAGCATACCTCCGGCTATATGTAATAGCGCTTCCCGCCTTCTGGGGGTCGCCGTCAACCATTGGCAACAGTAATGAGCCTTCACGCGAAGTGTTGGACTCAAGATGAATGGCAGAGTAGCTAACGCCAGCCCTACCGTCGTCTGTACATTGGGGTTCTGTAATCCAGACAACACCTTCTCTTTCGAGAAGCGGATCGAGTGCTTCATGGCAATCTTTCAGATCAGCGTATTTATAGTTATATCCTTTCCTGCTCTTATTTACATTCGCTAGATCACGCCTGATGTTAAAGATTGCTGTATGAATGTTTTCAGAAAGGGGCTTCGTTGCTGCTGCCATCTGCATCATCCTCGTATTCATCAAGTGCAATTACCTTGCCATCAAACCCAATGTTGATGTCAGTCGTATAGACCTTTTGACCATCTTTCTCGTAAGATCCGTAGGTCAGTTCGCCTTCAACGTATACTGCATCTCCCTTGGCGAGCGTGCCGACCCAATCGGCAACGCCGCCAAACACAGTACAACGATGAAACTGCCTGCTTTCTTTCTTTTCTCCGCTTTTGTCTTTCCAACGCTTTGAAGTAGCGACACGGAAGTTTGCAACCTTGGTTCCATTTTTAGTTTCTCGCACGGTCGGATCTTCGATCACATTCCCGAGGAGAGTTACACGATTCACGTTGAGCAAAGTTTTTCTCACTATGTTTTCGATTTGCTGTATTGCAATCGACGTAGACCCAGACTAGCGTGCCGCACCTCTGTATCAACCGAAAAGGTCTTCAATGTCTGAAAGTATTCGCACCAAAACCAAGCCCTATATCTACAACGGCGAGCGAGCTATGGAACTCGCATCCAGTCCGCCTCCCGATGCAGTCGTCGCTGGACTCCTGCATCGTGGTCACATTACTGTGTTAAGTGCTCCTCCGTACTCTGGCAAGAGCTGGTTTTCACTCAACATTGCCAGCGCAGTAGCTTCTGTCGATGAAGCCCGTGTGCCCGCTCCTTGGCCCGGAGCAGTCCTTGAGTGCCCCGGCACTAAGGTCGTCTACCTGTCTCCCGACTTTCCAGCCTCGGAGCTTGCACGGCGTCTAAAAAAGCTCGACAACATGCGTTCCGACCTCGTTCGCAAAGATTCTTATTGGGACAACATCTATCTTGTAGGTGACGCCCCTGGGGTACTGCTTCCCCGAGGAATCTATGGAATGGATAGCGAAGGCGTTATTCGCTTTATGGATGAAGTTATCCCCGAGGGAGCAAGCTTAGTTATCATTGATACTCTTTCGGCTTCTTTGCCTGACAACGTTACAGAAAATGATAATGCTGGCATGGCTAAAGTAATGAACAACATTCAAAAGATTGCTTCCCGTTGCAACGTCGCAGTCTTGTTGATTCATCACACTGCAAAACCAACACAAGGCAAGTCCGAGACTGAAGTTTGGTCAAGCGTTCGTGGTGCTGGTGCAATTTCTGGTAGTGCATCCAGTAACGCTTTGATCGAACAACTTGATGATCCTGATCACGGAAACATCCGTAGACTTCGCGTAGTCTCAAATGTATCTAGCGGAATGCCTACTACGTTTTTTGAAATCAGACCCAAACACTACGGCAGCGACGAGATTCTTTACTTTCGTCCAGTAACAGATCCAGACAAGTCCGACATCGAAGCAGTTCATGGCAAAGAGCCAGAACAAATGCTTACCCCTGGGGTCGAATACAGCAAGGACGACATAGCAGCCCTGCTCGTACCTGACCCCATCCCCAACCTTGACCGAGCACGGGTCGTAGCATCCTATCTAATGACCGAATGGTACCAATCTAATAAAGTTTCCAGAATCAAGAAGGGTAGAGGCGCAAAGATCTTATTGCCGGACTAAGGTTTATTATGCCTCTTAAAACAATCTACTGGCAACAACAAGAACATGAATTAGTAGACTCTTGGGAATTTCAGTTCCAGCGAGTCGCATCTAATGAATGGGAATGGGTTATTCGGGTAGAACCCGTAGACGATTGTTTAAATTGTTTTCAAGCAGTTATTGAACTGCCTGCAAACGCATTGCTAGTAAGATCAAGATCTATTAGTAATGAGATACCAAGCGTTTGGTCAAATAAGTTGCCAGTGTACCTTCCAGAGCCTTACTTTGGATCAGGTATAGCAATTGCCGTTGCATTGTTGTTGTCTGTAAACCCGCTCAAGCGGGTTTACAGACAACAAAAGCGAATGTCAACACAGGAGATTTAAATTGAAGTATCTTTACGGTTTTATGCAAGACAAGAAGTGGTACGAAGACATAGGCCACATACTTATTGGACTCATCCCGTTTGTCGGTTGGGGACGGGAACATGCCCAGTGGCCTCCCGGTTGGCCTTACTATGCAAAGCCTAATGAGAATAGATTGAAGCTATTTGTTGGCGATGAAGCCTTAGAGTTAGTGACTCAGGTTGACCGAGTTGAAGATAGTTACCGAGACTTTTTAGGATACGAGATTGGTAGTTTAATCCGAACCATTGTTCTGGTAATCCTATGTATAATATTTTCATAGGTATGGATCTTGGCGCCAAAGCGGGTATTTCTGTTATTAACGGAGATATCATGCTTTCGCATGAAGCTAAGTTTGGTGGCAAAGAAGAGCCTCTTAAATATAAAAAGTTTTGGGATCACATCTGCGAAATCTTTGACACATACGAGACTTACAAACCGATTGTCTTTTATGAATATGTAGCTCGACACCTTGGCACAAAAGCTGCACATGCTTACGGTGCGTATAGAATGATCTTGCTAATGGCGTGCCACGACAGAGGCATTCCTTGCAAAGAGCTTTCTGTCCAAGCCATCAAAAAAGCTGCCACTGGCAAAGGCGCTGCAAAGAAAGACATAATGATTGAGTCAGCTACCAATCGGTTTAAACCAGATTGGAAGCTGACTGACAATGAAGCTGACTCTATGTGGATTGCTTATCTGGGCAGGGAGATAACTCTTGAGAGTTTTGAAGCTAACGAAAGCAGTGGACCCCTCCGCGCTTTCAAAAGAAATGGCTCTGTTCCTCATGATACTTATCGGAAACGAGTATCGAAGAAAGACTGAAATTCACATCGAAATTCTGTCTATTGCAGAGAATTCAATACAATTCAAGGCTGTTTCTCCAGTCAATCAAGGGCTACCGTTCGGCTCCCGCTTGATTGTCGAAGATCTCGAATATCTTACAGCCGGGAATTATCGCCTCCGAGTTCTCGATGAGGCCACAATCTCAGAAAGGATTCTGGCTAGGTATATCCATGCAGAGAGTGCTGATTGAAATTACAGACGACTTTGTTCATTTTAAACAAAGCGGCAAAACCTGTAATAGATGGAATTTAAAAGAAATAAATAAATACGCTGCCAATTCAATTGGCCCTCAGTCTGCTGAAGTGCTGGTCAGATTTTTGCAGGTATGGAATGAAGAGGAACCTGATTACTTTCACACCTTCAGTACAAATGTACCAGAACGGACACCCGACCCACTGGTTTCTGGAAGTTCAGGGGCAAAAGTACGAACTCGAAAACGTCGGAGACGCCGCAGAAAAGCTGATTAGCGCCACAATTAGCCAAGTAGCTTCCGAGCAAGCAACTTTGACCAAGGACGCTATTGAGTTAAAATTGCTTATAGAAGCAATGAGATCTACCATAGCTAATTGGTATCAGATCCAAATGACGAGGTAGTCATGGCAAAGCCTGCATGGCGACAACAGGTCAGATTTTTAGACGCATACAAGCGTCAGCAAGAATCCATTGAAGGCGGGAAGATTGATCCCTTCCTTTTCAAAGTCTTAAGTGGAGACGAAGGTGGAGTTCGTCTTGGATCTGGATTCACTGAAAAAGAAAAAAGAGAGCTCGCATTCTTAGGCAACGAACGATCAAGAAGGCAAGCACTTAAAAGACAGTTTGAAATTGCAGATAAAACAAAAGAGTATGGATCAGCAGGCACTAGAGTCGGACCCCAGGGAAGAATTACTCAATCAAAAGACGATCAAATAAAATATACTGGAGCAGCAGCGGGCGGTGCAGTTACTGCTGGAGCTGCAACTGGAGCAGCTACCGTTGGTGCTACGACTGGGTCTTATGCTTTTGGCGCAGCATTAGGAGCAGGTACTGTTGGCGCTTTTGCTTTACCAATTGCTGCTGTTGCTGCGGGAATTTTAGTTGGCGTTGGAGAACATGAAAAAAAGCAAGCCAAGAAAAAGAAAAAGAAGCTTAGATCTTTAGGCGCAGCTCAAGCACTCACTCGCAATGTCCGAGGGTTTACCCCGACTGGAGCGTTACTTAGCCGAGAAGGCGCAATGCGTATTGCAAGGTCTAAAGTAAAAGACACTAAAGCAAAGTAGTCATTTAACGTAAATGCGGTGGACTTGGACGACCCTGTTGTGCTCCGCATCAATTTCCACAAGAGGCTGACTAGGCGCTTCAGGCAAGAAGCCATGCCCGTAGGCATAACCATCTTGGCCTACGGTGCAGCCTGCGCTTACAAAAGTAAAGTAGGAACTCTGATACTCAGCCGCTGTATGCCAGTGCCCAATCATCATCAAAGACGTACCTTGGTGTTTGGGGTGGATAAGCCTCTTCCCGATCTGGGTCCAATTTGGCTGGTAGAAGTTGGTGTTGGGCATAGCCTTCATGCCGATCATGTGACCGTGGTGGAGAAGCGTCTTGACGCCTCCAACAGTCTCAATCCCGAAGTAGGTCTTCTCGATGTGGAAAGGCAACCCGAGGCTACGTTGTAGTTGATTGTACAGAGCTACGTCGTAGCTTCTCCTGTACGCCATCTCAGCCGAAACCTCTTCCTTCTTCCCATCCCTACCGTGGTTGGACAGCGAGCCGTGTACCCGCAAGGGTACTCGGCGAAGCGGGCCATCCTGTAACCTCTTAAATAAATCAACCTTAATGTTGTAGACGATTTCTAACTCTTCCAGCGGCTCATACGGAGTCAGCCTTTGAAAGTTCGGATGCAAGTCTGCATTGACCATTGAGTCACCACCAAGCCAAACAAGTACCTCAGATACTCCGTATTTAGACTTGGCGTTATCAATGATTTCTTTCGCTTGATCAATAACACTATTGACCCTGCTGACAGCCACTTGTTCATTGTGCAGGTTTTCCCCTCCGCTTAACGTCGGGTCAACCTGCTGCGTGTAGTGATTGTCAGTAAGCCCCAAAATAAAAGCTCTCTTGCCTTTAGGAGCAGAGAGCTTTTTCGTTTGTATCTTTTTACTGCCTTGCTTGGCAAGCAAATCTACCTGTCTTCTGAGATCTTCATTTTCCTTTTCTGATTCAGAAAGAGCGGCCTTCAGAGTTGCAACAGTATCCTTTTGCCTCTGAAGATAGCGTAAAGCAACCAGTTCTTTGCCGTCTATTTCGTCCATTCGCAAGCCCTGAATATTTCACGAAGCCAAAGCTCAGTGCCTGGAGCTTGTTCAGCTACAGTCCCCTCTGCAATCTCTGTTAGAGCAGCAGTGGGCGGAGCTGGAATTCCGCATTCGGCGGGCCTTCTCGCGCAGCTTGATAAGACGAGCAGCGTGCTGAGACAACTCACTAGAAGACATAAGGGGCTTGAGTATTTTTTCACGATCTTTCCTTAGCTTTCTTAGCTTTTTGTCAGCCGTATGCATTCTAGTGTTGAAATACCCAACACCGAAAGCCAGAACGGCAATGCTAGAAACTCCTATTAAGATCGCAAAAAAATCAGTCATTACTCATTCTTTGCTTTTCCAAAGTTAAAGCCAAAGACGTTGATAAGTCTTGCAACCTTATCAAGGATTTGGTTGTCTACTTCATTGGGAGTCATCGAAGCAATTACAGCAAAGACGCCAATGATCTGAGTGGCGATCGAAAGAAAGTTATCAACGTTGTTAATAATGAAGTCCATTTAAGCCTCAAGGGTCAAGCTCTACATGGAGGTGAAGACTGTCTTCTCCGCCATGTAGAATTACCTGATAATCTGGTCCAAGTTCTTCCTGTAAAAACCTACCCCACAAACGAGCTATTTCATAACGGTTTTTGTGAGAGTCCGCTTCTATTCTGGTGCAATCAAAATCAAAAGCACGGCATTCTTCGTGTAAGTCCCTGGAATTCCTAATGTTTCTCCATCCTTCAGTGACCCACATCTCATTGCCAAGCTCTTCGGGAGCATAAAAAGAAGCCCAATAGAGTATGAGAGCGATCTCAGGGCGGAAGTGAGCGCGGTACAAAACCGCGCCACGCCCGACCGACGACTCCTCATCTCTTTTAAAAATGACTCTCGCACCGTGTCTGCTTCTAATTTCTGACACTCTTCAGTCCCTACTTCGGGTCAAATGCTTTCGAGTCCATGTAACCATGATGCTCGTAAGCGTCCATCATTCTGCCGTAACGCTTCCAGAACTTGTCTCCGTGAAGCATCCCAAGCCCCGTGTCCCACAAAGCCGCGTGGGCGGCTTCGTGTATCACGGTGTCAATAGTAAGCTGAGTGGTCGAACAAGCACGCTTAGAAAGCGTGATTGTGAGATTGCCATTCGACTCTTCTTCTACGCAACCACATAATTGGGAAGTGCCATCATCGTCAAGAAGTATGTCTACCCATTCCAATCGCTTTAAAGAATCAAGTTTAAACTCGGTCTTTAGCCACCTGACTATTTGGGTAGCTCTTTCAAAACGATTCTTCGCTCTCATGCGTAAAACAACTGAATTGCCCATGCACCAGCAGTAATGACAGCAACAGCTCCAGAAGCCATCGCCATGATTTTTGCTTGGAAAGCCTTTAAGTCGCTACGCAAACCCATAAGCTCTCTTTCCAAATTCCTTTGATTTTCGTCTAACACAGAAACGACCATCTTGAGATTTTGGTAATCATGTCTCAATTCTTTAACTTCCTGAAAGAATTGCCCAAGCTCCCTCTGGTGACCGTTGTTTTCCATATCAAGTCAGCAACGTTGCAACAGAAGTTGTATCTGTTTGGTTATGGGAGCCAGTTCGACCCCAGTATGCACTGTTAGCTTCCCATGCCAAAAAGCTGTTGTCGTCAAGACCAGAAGTTGTATTTGAATTTTTTAAAGGCAAAGCAATACGGTCAACGTATGAAGATGAAGCCTGCCATTTATTGTCTGAAGTAGCATAATAAGTCTCAGTGCCTCTTGACCCAGTAAACTCAATCCCCATCGTTTCATCTAGCCCAGAGTTTTGAATATCCGTTAAAATTGTTGCGCTTTCAGAAGAGGAAGTGTTTGTTGCAAGCAGAGCGTAAGGAAAAGCACCAAACGATCCGGTGAAATAAACAACCTGCAAACTGCTAACAACATAAGTTGTGCCACTTAATGTAAAATTACTAAATCCACCAATCAAAGAACCAAGAACAAGTGTATTAGCAATATAAATAACAGCACCATGAGTTCCATCATGTATCTGTTGCCTTGTTGGCCCTAACGCATTCCCCATAAAATCATGATTGTCTGCATTTAAGACTTTGTTTATAGGACCAACGCAAGATCCCTGTAGTTGGATGGGTATGTTTCTTAACATTACAAAAGAACCTTATATACATCGAATAAGTTTACAATTAGTTCTTTCTCGCTTAATGCGCTAGAGATGAAGTTCCCCTGAAATGAGAAGTCTATAAGATTGTCACAAAAAGTATCTCTGTCATAAACCGCAGACAAAAACAGATCAACATTGTAATTATCCTCTACGGAATAAATAACAATTCCAAGTTCAGGAGACTCTCCCAAAACCTCATATTCAATTCCGTTGTTAACAGGCAACTTTAAATTCCTAAACGTAAATAGTTATTTTAAGAGTGGCATCTGAATCCCCAGAACTCAAAGAAGGCGAAAAACTTTCACCACTAGCAGTTTTAAAAGCAGGAAATCTAACGTCATTTTCAGAAGGCAATCCAATCATTCTAAAAAAAATCCAATTATTCGAATTCCCATCTTCAACGTAAAAGCTATTCCTAGCCCCAAAACCAGTGTCATAGGGCCTGTACCAATAAGTCCCACCTCGACCAGAAACTTTAAAACTTACAGTTTTTATTAAATCTGTACCAGTCAACTCATCTTCTAAATCTTGCCTAGAAGAAGATGAAGCTCCTCCTGGTCTTAAAGTTATTCCAAAATGATCTTGAACATTATCACTATCTCTTTGCCTAAACGCTATTAAAGACCATTGGTCACTAAGGCTATAAGTATTTCCATTTAGATCAAAGCTTTGCCTGTTGCTAAATTGCAAATAATTAACACCACTCGATGTAGCCACCGCAGCCCCGGTGCAAAGCAACTGACCTACTCCAAGAGGATTCCCTAAAGAATCACTCTTAGAGCCGTACCGAGGTTTACCCAGCTCTCCAACGGAAACATTATTTAAAGGCTTTGCTACAGAAGAAATCATTATCTAGTTTCGTTTATGTAAGCCTTAGTAGTGCCAAAGCTTCCACCACCCACAATTTCAGCCTTAGTTCTAGTAGCATTAGTTCCTGCAAAAAACGCCATGTATTTACAAAGTGCAACTTCTTTTAAAGCAGAAGCTGAAGAATAAGTTTCAATTAGAATGTAATTTACATCGTTCAAGCTTCCATATAAAGAAACAGTAGTGTCCCCATAATCAACTTGAATAACGCCACGAGCACCATCTCGTAAGGACATGCTCTCTATTTTTCCAGCAGTCATTTCAATACTTTTAGAAGCCATCGTTTTATTCTCCGATTTCTGGCACTATGGCCGTTACCAACTTCTTGAGCCCATCATAAGGAACAAGCCTGCTGGCTGCGTTGATTTCATACTGGTTCATTTCTTCACCAGAAATCAAACTAGATCCTACTTTATACATATCCCCAGCACCAGTTACTGTAGGCCCTAAAAAGAATGGATTTCTATTGTAAATCATTTGTCCGTAATTTGCGAACTCGCCAATTGTAGACAGAGTTCCCGTATCCTCTAATCCTTGATAAAGCAATTCGTCAAGATCGTCCGGTCCATCTTTGTCGTTTGCAAAATTAATATATTGACGAGCAGCCATTCCAGTTACAACAGAAATCAAAAGACCAGACAAAGCGTTTCTATTCATATTTTGAGCCAAAGGTATTGTTTGCCTAAGCATTGCTGCCATCGGAAAACTTCTATATTGCATCATCATTGAAACAAAAGAGTTTTCCATTAAAAGTGGAGTGTCACCAATGCCAGGTGTAACGATAATTGTATCTACTTCTTTTTTAACAGCTCTAGCAAGTTTGTCTGCAATTGTAGAATCAGCGTTCCAATTCTCAAAATTCATTAAATGGACTCCACGATAGCTAGCACCATGAGCTTTAAACTCTTTTGCTATTTCGTAGAGATCTTCTCTCTCTAAACCAAGCTTTGCCAAATTGGAAGCTTTTTTAGAATCAAGCTTTCCTAACGTTGCTGCTTTTGCAGAAGTAATGATTTCATTCATTACTCCAATTCCAGCATTTCTTTTCATGGACTGGTTCCAAAGAACCAGTCCATTGAAAACAAACATAGAGCTATTTGCTTTACTCATTAGCTGAGTAAATTTATCAGAGTACGGCGTATTAAAATTAGTGTTAGTAATAGCACTAACCAAGCTCATTGAATTTATTTCATTACCAACGTTAATTGCAGCAAGCTCTGCGCTTGCTTGGTCGTACATCATCATTGCTTTGCGGTTTCTCTTTATGTATGACTCAAATAAAGGACCGTAAGCTTTTTTTAATCCTAAAAACATAACTGTTCGACCAACGTCAGCAGCAGATCGTAAACCAAAAGCTCCGCCTAACCGAATGTTGTTGTAACGTTTAATGTTATCAAGAACTCCCTGAATTGTTCCGCCAGGAACAGGGGACCACACGTCTACATAACTGCCCCTTACTCTCTTTAACATACTTTCTAATAAAGATAATGAGTTGTCCAAGCTTTCCATATGCTTTTCAAATAAAACAACATCATCGTCTAATTGAATACCTTCTTGCCTATACCTCATTCGAGCATTGTCTATAGCGGCCTTTCTAATTCTTAATGTAACTGTTTCAGGGTTAAGAGTTTTGTAAGTATTATAAAATGAAACATCGGCAAGCGGTCCCATAATATAAGAATTAGCTATTGCCTCAATGTCATGTACTGCCCAATCCGTATTGTATAAATCAGAGTCATCAACAAAATTCCAAAATCTATTGTGCGTTGCTCCACGTTTTAACGGTTCAAAAATGTTGCTTAAGTCAATTCTTTCTTCTGGAGACATAACAATCTTATCAACAGACCGACGAATTGATGCGTCAATATGTTGCATTCCGTCACCAATAGCTTCTTCGACAGCCTCTTTAGATCCGTATTTTTTAATTAACTGTTCGTGTAAGAAAGAAATAAATCCTTCTTTATTTGATGAAATAACAGCTTTGTTCCACAACCGATGGGTATAAGGCTCAGAATCAATCCAAGTAAATTCCTTACCTCTGTAGATTGACTTCATAAGTTTTTTAACAGCATCAGCATTTGAATCAAAAAGATCGTCAATAGATTTAGAAGCAGCAATAACATTCTTATCAAGACTTACAACAGCACCTGTTCTGTGTTTTACAGCAGCTAACTTGAATTCTTCAAAGCTCATTTTTCCAGCAGGAGTACCCATCTTGGAAAAGTTGCCTCGAAGGCCATTCCTAACAACATTTGAAGGTGTTCTTAAAATTCTACCAGCACGAGTTTTTGCAATGTGTTTGCGAACTGATCCATTTGGTGCGGTTTTAATATTCAAATAATTAAAGTAATTGTTTTCTAACGAATCAATTAATCTTGTGTAATGAATTCTATTACCATCAATAATTTCTTCTAAAGATTTTTTAGTTGCTACTCCTTGCAAGTTATCAGATAGCATAAATGGAGTATTTAAAAGACTTACAGCCTCTCTTCTTATTTCTGGAAATTCGCTCTGTAACAATCGAGCCAGAGGAGAGGTTATTGCTGCAACTTTATCTAAACCGTACGAACCAATAATTGTTGCTTCATCTCCACCATAAGGCATTCCATTAACATGGAATCTGCATGGTGAAGTACAATGACCTAAAGCAATCTCAAGTTGTTTTTTCTGTGCTTTAGTAAGGTCTGGGTCATCAAGTAAATCTGCATAGCTATCAAACACTTTGTTCGGTTTAGAATTTCTAAGTTTAACAATAAGTTGAGCAGTTTTTTTGCCAACGCCAGGAATGCTTTTAGTTGCTTCTAGAATGTCTTCAAAAGAAGCAAGATTTAAATTAATAGTATCAGGGCTTGAGCCTGTATAAAAATTATCTACATCTAGAACTACATGCTGTTCATCATCAATGCTTTTCATTCTTGCGCTGATGTCTTTAATTAAAGCTTTTTGATTAGACTTCCTTGCTCCAACTATTCCTCCAATCGTAGAACCAATAACGCCAGCAGCTCCAATATTAAGAAGAGACATGCCAGGAGTACGATGAGGGTCGTTTCTGTATAAAATTGCTTCTTCTGTAGCGGCAATAGCAGCCGTTGCGGCCCCAGCCCGCAAGGCTGCTTTGCCAGCAGTCGCTTGTCCAACCAATGCATATGGGCCTGCAAATAAGTTCCAAGGTTCAACCATTGATAATCCAACGGTGAGACCAAGAACAGAAGCAGGATTCCGAGCCATAGTTCTATTTGCAAACGCTAACTTGTCCAGCTCGTTGTAACGTTTTTCAAATTCCGAAACAGTATCAGAGTCAGTTAAATATCTGTAAGCTTTATAATTTAGCTCTTCTAAATCGTTTTGCTTTCTGTATTCGTTAATCGAAGGAATGATGTCAGCGATTAATCCTCGTTTTTTTCTATTCCATCGGTCATCAAAAAAATTTTCGTCCTGTTCTCGGTCAGGCAAATTTGAAAGCACATAATCAACATTTTGAATTTGGTAATCGTTAGGAGCAATATTGTTTATAACACTTCCGCCTACTGTAAATGCAGCAGCAGCATTTAATTTGTCCCAAAAATTATCAGTAGCAGGAGCTATATAATCAGGATTTATATTGGGCTTAGTGCCATTAATAGTTTTAATCGACATCTTGAATCTTCCGACGCCCGTAAGGAACAAGAGTAAGATCTTGCCTTTCGCCAGTTACAAAACCTTTTCTAATTTGAGGCAAAGGAGTCTTTACAGAAGTCCTATGATTATACATATGATCGTAAACTTTTTGTAAAGCAGATGCAGAAGGAATCGAACCTCCGCCTATTTGGTCGTAACCCCAAAGAACACTTTTAAGTTGCTCATCTGTCCATTCAGACGAAATAGATAATAATTCGTCAAGCCTTTTATCGTCTAAAAATCTCCATCTAGTGTCATGCGATGTTGATAAGTAACGTCTAATATGCATTTCTCTTTCAGGAGCTTTCACAACCCTGTTGTAACTTCTCCTTCTGAAATCCTCTGCTGCATTTACATTGGGAAAAGGAAGAATTTCGTTGGCTTTAATAAATTGAAGCGAATACTCAATAGCTTCTTCCATTTCCATAATTTCACCCGTTTCCGGGTTGTAAGAAGGTATTAAATAAGTAGCTTCTGAATTCTCATAAGGAGTAACAGAAATTAAACGCATAGTTACAGTTCTGCCTTTTTCGTCAGTACCTTCCCTATTTTCGTCTAATACTCTGTTGTGAAAATTGTAAATAAAATCATCATTAACAGATTCAACTCTGCTAATGGTTTCTGAATGAACTCCTATTCTTCTTAATTTGGCTAATTCATTTGCATATCTAAGAGCTTCTGTATCAGCTATTCCGCCAAACTGAACTTCGACTTCTGGAGTGAATTCAATTCGGCCTGCTTTCAAAGCCTCTTCAAGCGAAAGTTCACCAATATCGTATTGAGGCATTTTCCCAAATCTAGTAGTAAATTGGCTTAGAATTGTTTCGGACGGATTTTCATTTGCAGGTATGTCTTTTTGTACATATACAGATTTTCCGTTAGAAGCGGGAACTTCTAAAATATATCTCTTTGTATTTCTATTAGCGCCTCTTCCAATCCATCCTCTAATTGCCATGAAAGGGAGCTTTTGATCTGCTTCAGGCAGATCCAAAGCTGTCATGCTGGTTATATCAGGAGGCTGGTAGGGGAACATGGTTACGGGCTGGCCGTTTATCGACAAAACAGAAGGCGCGCCTTTGCTTAAGGAATGAACCGAAGCTTTGCCTGATTCGCTATTGACTCTAATGTCAGTAGAATTTCCTTGGCTTACGCTATCAACAGACGCTTGAGCAGTATCAACTGGCACTGATTTAAAAACAACTTGGTCTGGATTTAAACCTTCAGAGCTAGTAGCTGCATCAATTAACCCTTGGGAATCAAGATTGTCCACTCTTCTTATTGTTACATCTTGCAAATGCAATTGTGCAGATAATGCAATTTGCTCATTAATAGCAAGCTGCACCTCTTGATCAGTAACATTACGCCCAGTGTAAGCATTTTCGTCCGCTAAACTGCTTCCAATAAAGTCTTTTGCTGTGCTTATATCTATGTAATCTTTGTAAGCATCAGTATTTGGCCCTGCGCTTTTCAAAAACGCATTGAATTGATTTCTAGTATCTACTACTCCGCGAGCTAATCCATTCACCCATCTACCAGCGTCGTTAGCAAACGAGTTAACGTCTACTCCAAGCATCCCAGTTTCTTCTCTGTCGTACTGTTCATCAGTTATTTGGCTTATAACATCTTGAAATGTGTTCTCGCTCATGTACTCGCTGAGATTCATTTCTGTTTCGCCTAAATCGGCTAAACCAATTTCAGCAGTTTGCAGCAAAAAGCTTCTCATTCCGGCAACCAATGCTTGCTCTACTGAAGCTGGTCGCCCAGAGTAATTCCACCTTTGCAACAACCTAGATAGCAATCTTCCTTGCTTTGCCAGCTCGGCCCCAGCAGGGCCGGAGCTTGCTAAAGCAAGTAAAGCATCGTTGTTGTCTTCTAATCCTAGTAAGGCTTGCAAGTTAGTCGCATCGCTTGTGTATATGTTTTTGTCTTCTTGAGGATAAAGATCTTCTCTTCCCGATAAATAACGAGATTCAAGAAATCTTTTATTTTCAGGGTTAGAAGCTGCTTCAGCAAAAGTTGATAATGAAAAAACAGAGTCCATAACCCTACCTGCGAAACCAGGTCTTTCATAAGCATTTGTGTGAAACGCTAACTCTGTATCGGCATCGTCAAATATGGGAGTAGGGTCATCACTTGATCTATACTCTCTGTAATCATCGTAAGTTCTAATGTTTCTTTCCTGAAACTCTTGCATATCTATAATCATAGGTACGCCACTTGAATCAACGACTCTTTCGCCAGTAACTTTATTTGCAATTAAAAATTGCCTTTGGTACGGATCGCCGTCTAAACTAAGATTAATAGGAATAATTTCATAGTTATTAGCAATATTTTTTTGGTCATCTTCGTCTAAGCCTGGTTGAGCTATACCGCTCATAACAAGTGCAGTGTACGCAGTTTTCCCAAGAAGTTGTGGATCAAGACCACCTGCACCATAAACAAAGCCAAAGTTAGGAATGTTATTACTAAATTTAAGAACTTTGTTTAACGCTTGACCAGAAGTAATTCCATCATTAGAAGCAATGTGCAAAACACCATTTTGTAAAATTTGACTTCTTGATCCAGTATAAGGTCTTCCTGCTAAATCAGGATTAAATACACCTCTAGTAAAACGAGAAAGAACAGAACCTGTTTCGTTAGCTTGAGCAGAAAGAAGAGCCCCAAAAATAGATTGTGAAGATTGATTGCTAGTAAATAATCCTGGCTCAACAGACTCAAGTCCTACTATAAGTTGACTATAATCTTCTATGGGTAAAGAAGCTTCATCATCGTCAAAAGCAGAAGAAAACGCTAAAGACATGCCTTCAAGTGATTCTTTTTGCTCATCGCCTTCCTCTAATTTAGCAGTGTAAATATCATAGGCTTGACCCATACCAACAGATTCACTTAAAGACCTTCTTATTCTTTCAATTCGTTTGAATTGTCTTTCATCTGCGGAATACAGATCATTTTGCCTAAACAGTTTTCCTTCATCAACTAAAGTCCTTAATACAGTATGTATCTTCATGCCTTCAGCGGAGTTTTCTTTTTCGTATCTTGCACCTAAAGAAAATATTTCTAAAATTTCATCTGCTGAAAATCCTTGATTTTCTCTACTTTTAATATCAATAGCTCTAATTAAATCTTGAGGCGGATTAGATTCTTGTCCAAGCTTTAAATTATTTTCTTGAATTGCAAAAAGTAAATCACCAATGCTACTAGATGAATTGCTTAACTTTTGCCCAGAGCTTGAAGTAACACTTACTTCTCTTGCTTGAACAGGCAATGTGGACTGAACAACAAAAGAGCTTGCTTCAGATTCCGTTAAGATCCCAAGGCCAACGGCAGCGTTAGATAAATCTATAGCTTTGCTTGTCAATTCAAAAACAATTTGATCTGTTTGAGCAACATTAAGACCAGGTACTCCAGACAATTTTTCTTCTTGACGAAGACGCTGAAGTTCTGACATTGCAACTCTATTGTCTCTAGAAAAGTTGCTAATAGACCTATTTGTTTCTGTTACTAAAAGATCTCTAATGTACTCTCTTGCAGATTCTCTTTTCCCAATAGAACTAGATACGCCATTAGTTTGACGAGAAAGCTCTCGCAATGGGTGATCTAATATTTCTTGAAAAGCAGGATTGGCTTGCATTGCTTGAAAAGTTTCAAAAGCAAGAAACTCCCTGCCGCCAGAAACTAATTCTTGAAAAGCAGAAATGAAAAGCATTCCACTTTGACTTAATTCAAAGTCGTCAGTTAACCTTTTTCCGGTAACAACATTAAGTTTTTTGCCACTAATCGGATGCTTAAATTCTTGCTGTACTTCTTCGCCTGGGCTTTCTAGAATAATTTGCTCATCGTAACGTCTCCTTACTTCTCCAATTTGCAAACTTCCATTTTGCAAAATATCAATAATTCCATTTGAAGTTTCTTCTTTTTGGAGGGAAGGTCTAATGGTAGAATGAATATCTATTAACTGATTGTTACTAGATTTATCTAAAGCCCTTTGAGCGCCTTGTTGTTCTAATTCAATAAATCTGTCGGCAGCAACAGATCCTTGTCTAGTAATTCGCTCTAGTCCAAGCGGAAAGTCTTCATTGGGAGCATTAGGTATTCGAGTAAAGCCAGATTCGTAATTAGCTTGAGCTTGTGCGACAAAACCTTGCTCGCCATATATTTTTTCTCTTGATTTTTCTACCGACTCGGGTTTTTCAAAATCAGTTTCTAAAAGCTGTTGGCTAATTTGTAATTGCAAATCTCTTTCTAAATTAAAGCCGAGAGTTTTATTTCTGTTTGCAATAATGCCTTTGGCAACAATTCGACGATTAACCTGATCTTGGTTGAATTCGTCTTGTTGCGATTTAGCAATCATAGAAAGGCTTTTTTGAAGCCCTGCTGTAATTGATTTAATTCCCTCAGACATTTTTTTTGCCCTTACGCCAAAAGTTCAAGCTCTTGGGTTTCAGCCTCTTCTCGGCTTTGCCTTTTAAATTCAAGTCCAGTTTCAGTTGCATCAAGCGTAGTACCCATTGCAGCATTAATAAAGCCAGCTTGAGTAGCGGAACGCAATGCATCTCTTTGCATTGCGTATTCACCCATAGCATTTATTGTGTTTTGCCTTTCTTCATTTACGCCAACAGAAGTTCCTGCAACAAAGCCCCGAACAGCTTGAGACGCTCGCTCTCTTGTTAATGACACATTATTTGTATGAACTAAAGAACTAATCCCTTGTTCTAAAAGTCGCTCCGATGCTTGGTTTTTGCGCGAATCAGAAATCGCACTCATCGTATTGCCAATAGCACCAACCGCAGCTTTTATAGCCATTGCTTGCCAAGCCATAACTAGCCTCTGCTTGATCTTTCGCCGCGAAGGTTTATTTCAAGAACTCTAAACGGATACCCAGGCTCCGGCTCAAACCTGACTTGACCGCGTGTATTTTCTTCTGGCTGCACAAGTTCTTGTTTGTAAGTTCCTGACCTTCTTGCAACATCTGAAGGTTGAGCACTTTCAGATTTGTACTGATCATCAATCAAATTGACTTCATAAGAGTCAATTTGATTGCTTCGCACTTTGATCTGATGCGTATCCATTACATGAGCAGAAACAGAAGAAACAAAAGCGTAAGAAAGATCTGCGTTACCTACTCTGGCAAATGGAGCAGAATCCCCGTATTGATTATTTACTCTAGGAGGCAGCGTTGTAAAATAAATGTCAGGCTTAAACCCAGCAACATAATGATAAGGCTCTTTGCCCGTAAGAAATTTATCTGTTGGATCACCTGAAGCAGCGCTAGTGGCAAAAGTAGAAGATGTCGTCTGCCTTGTGTAAAAAACTCTGTGAGGGTAAACCGATGCTTTGTAAAATCCATAAGTATTAGAACTCCATTCAGTATAAGAATCAGGGTCGCCTTTTTCTCCTAAAGAAAATACAGAAATCTCTAACAATCCATTTTTAAAAAAAGCGTAATTATTTAACATAGGGAAATATTTAAAAAGAAGATTGTAATTTGTGCCATCTTCTTTTAATCGCCCAGGCAAATAAGCATCTTGCTTAGTCAGCAAATGGGCATTTGATATTAAAGTGCCAGCAGAATATCCCTGCCCTGTTAAATACACTCCAGGTGCTTCAACGGGTGTCGTCTCAAGATTTGTAGTAGCTGCAACTGTAGCGTTATGTAACGTAGAAAGATTCAAAAACGAAAGTTCGCCTTTTACAGCATTCAACATAAAATCATCATCAGCAGAAAGCCCATGATTTTCTGTTGTTGTGATTTTTAGTTCATTAGTTGCAGGCGAAGTAGAATCATTAAAATTTAATATCGAGCTAATTTCAGTAACGCCTTTGTAGCTCGCTGTGGCTGATTGATTTCCGTCATAATGTGTCGTATGGCTTACAGAGCAATCAAGACCAACAAAATCTCTACTGTCATTTAGAAATGGGCTGTACTGAGTCAAGCGTTCTATGGAATTTGCTTCTTTGCCATTAATGCCCGAAGTGCCAGTCGGCTCTGCATAAACCCCGGAATTCACTCCGTTAAAAGTAATTTGTCGCCTTACGCTTACGTAAAGCTGATCAAAAGATTGGTCGTCAGACGGAACAACAGCAACGGAATCAATTAAGCTATTTGATTTTTTATTGAAGTCAGCGGATGCAATTTTGTGTTTGAAAAATGCTTTTTCTCTATTTGTATCTAGCCTTACGCCAGACACTAAAGATCCGTTATTAGTAACAAGCCAAATGACATTGATTGGAGTTCGGGCGTAAGTAATGGCCTTAACGCCATCTTTTATTAAATGCTCGCTAAGGATGGATTCGACTTTAGGTCGAAATCCATCCGCTTCGTTGACGTACTCCATGCTTAAAAGCTTGTCGCCAAGCTTATTAATATAATAAATTTTCCCGTCGATGTATTCCGCTTGAACGTTGTTGCATCCCTCTTCCGAAATCAACCGCATAGTAAAGTTAAAAGGCGTATACGCCTGTCCACTAGGAAGTTTGGGACTGAGGTAGATTCCGTTTTCCGTTCCTGCGATAAGTCCGTAATTTGTAGCTTTGAGCCATTGGATTTTGTCAGCAAAGCCTTCCTGAAGCATATGTACAAAACTGTGATAGTCAAAAGTCTCCGGGTTATAAGTACCTCCTACAGACCAGTTGTATAAATTACTGTCAATAACAGTATCTGCATTATTGTATCCATAATCGTCAGGCGTAAAATCATCAAAATTTCCAGCACTAGAAAACGCCAAAGCGTTTTGAGCTTCTTGAGTTGCGGCGTAAACAAGTCTGTTATCCACAATTGCTACGCAGGCAGGCCATCCCCCAGTTCCATCAGGTTGAACATTTTCAAACAGACGGCCTATCTTAGTCCTGGCACAAGGTCCAAAGTATTGAGAAAATATTTCAGTTTGGAGAACATTGGCGCCTTTAGTAATTCTTATTCTGTAGCCGGAAGTAGGATTTTTATGTTTGATAGAACCACTAGTGTTAACTAAAGCTTCTACTTCGGCTTCCATCCAAAAGAAAACAGGCGAGTCAATTGAGTCTTTTGAAATAATATTTCCAATAGCTCGGGGCGGAACAGCTTTGGTTCCCGTATTTACTTCTCCCCCCGAAGCACTATAAGAAACAATATCTCTTGTATTTATAGAATCTGAATTCCAACTATTTAAGTTAGTAGCACTAATTTTCGTAGCCCCATTAGAAAAAACTGGATGGCCTACAGGTAAACAAATTCTAATTTTTCTACCTACAATTGAGTCATCTGCTTCTGTAGAACTTAAATCAGAATTAGTAATAATGTCTGGAGTGCCTTTGCTTTTCCAAAGATAAATAACGTCTGTAGCATCGCTGACGTTTCTTATGTCGCTATCTGTCGGCGTCGGTCCATTGCCTCCATTCCCAGGCAATACTGTATCTTCGCTACCAGTTATAAAATATGTGCCACCCCAATATGTATTAGGATAAGTAGGATACGGTCGCCAAGGACCACCAATCGTATGATGGTAATGAACCTTAAAGCTTTCTAAACCGACTCTTTCTATTTTAATTGGCTGATGATTTTGGTGAGTAATAAACATTAAATCTCCAGAAATTGCATACTGAAGATTAAAAAGCTCTGATTGTAAATAAGGTATTGGCGAAGTGGCCTCTCCGCCCGCAGCAGTGTCAGTAGGGCCAAAGAAATTTCTATACTCAATGTCGCCAGTATCTAATAACTCGTTAACTGTAGTAACACTTGATTTAATAGTTGCAGTAAAGAAAGTCCATTTAGTTGCAGGAAA